CCGCTACTCCTTGGATCGCTGTCTTTAATGGAGTTCGGACGCTAGTTAAGATCGAGCTGGCTGTCATTATCCGACCATCGTGTCGACGTCGATGTAATTACCTAAGAGGCCGACGACGCGATTTAACAAGCTGCGCCCCATGCGATAGGGACTCGAAGCGAAGTCGAGACCTTCGATCTGACCGCCCGCAGCTGTGCGAGATTGGAAGACTTCTATAGATACCGCGTAGATCGCAGACTCGATGGAAGAGTTACCGACATAAAGAGTCGCAGCTGAATAGCCGCTAAGAGTTGCTGTTCCGTTCGGAATGATCTGGCGACGAGTTACATCTGCGCTCGTAAGAGCTGCGGAGAATGAACTGTCTGTAACTACTGTAAGAGTGTGAGTGGCTGTAAATGGAGCTGGAAGTCCAGTAACGACGATCGACTGTCCGACGACGAAAGTGTGAACGCGTCGAGTGTAGAAGATCGCTACATTATCTTTTAATTCGTACTCGACTACAGCCGTCGAGTTCTGAATAAGCAGCGGGAGAATTGCCTGTTCCGCCGTGTCGATTATGTCGTTTAGATAATTATCGTCGTAGAGAGAAGAGCTAACGCCTAAGACGGATCTTAGCTGCGAAGCTGTAATGATGTTAGGCATTAGCCCTTCCCTTCTACTGCTCGCCTAGCTCGGGAGCGAACTAGGCGATGATCGATTTATTCGGATTACGCCTTGTTATTGTGGAATGCGCCAGCTGCGATCTTGGTAGCGAGTGCGCCATAACCGTAGTAACCCACAGTAATCTGGCCAGAAGCGATTACATCTGCGCGTAGGCGGAATGTAGGTCCCTCGTACCATGTGAAAGCGTCTGGGTTAACGATGAGCATAGAACCGTCGACATCTGTCGCAGCTAGTGATGGATCTACGAATAGATCAAGTCCTGCAACAGTTCCACGAAGCGAAGTAGGTGTAGCTGATCCTGCTTGATTCATTGGATTAGTTACTGTCGAATAAATTGGACGCCCAGCGTCGTTAAGTGTCATCGCGTTTGACCACTGGCCTGTACCCATGATGATGTTACGAGCAAAGCCATTAGGAAGTCCAGCTGTAGCTCCGTAAACAGAAGCAGCACCGCGAGCGACGAAGCCGAGAAGCTCGGCAGCTGTTGGATAAGTTGCTGTAGTTGTTGCGTCGCCTGTAGCTGTTGAGTAGATAAGTCCAGAGACATAAGCGTTCTCTGCCTTGGCCTTAGCTGCTGCCATGTTGCGAATTAGTTCATCGAAGAATGCTGGAGAAGTACGATCTAGCAATTCGACAGAGAATGTCTGCTGTCCAGCAAACTTCTTTACTGGAACAGTAATGAAAGCGGAGTTCTGATCTGTTTCTGAGAATGCAGCTTCTTCGTTAGCTACTGCAACAGTTGGAACAGCTGTGATCTTAGGAATTTCGAAAGACATTCCCGCGTCTGGAAGTGTTCCGCGAGAGATCGCGTCAATAGATGGACGGATAAGTGTAGACAACCCGTTCACGACCTCGGCCATCTGGCGGGTCGGGACCATGCCCGCGTTATCTGTAGTGTTATCGGCTGCGAGAACATACTGGCGAGCTTGATCGTCGCCCATCGCTGCGCGAATGGTATTTTCCACATACTTAGCAGCTGTAAACTCTAAGCGTGGCTTGGTGAATGATCCGCCTACGATTGGCTTCGCTGCGGCTGTTGTTGACTGAGCAGCTTCGACCGTCTCGACGGTTTCCGCGTTTGTGACGGTGTTGTCCACTTCGTCTCCTTCTGTTGTTGGTGTTACTTCCTCTTCCACTGTGGAATCGGAAAGTTCTTCGGCGACTTCTTCGCCTTCTGTTGCTGCGACTTCGCTAACGCGAGCGGATCTAACCGCTGGCTCTGTAACGAGTGCGACGCCAGTTAATTCTCCAGCAAGAACGCGCATAGTTCCGTCTTTCTGCATGATGTAATCGTCCACAGCTAATTCGATAGAGAATCCATCGCGAAGTCCGTCCATCGCTTCGGTAAGCGCGTCCGTTCCCGCTGTAGTGTTTGTAATCTTAAAGACTGCGTCGATCGAATCTTCGTTTAATGTCATGTCCATAGTTTTTCCGATTGGACGAGTGCGATCGTGTTCTAAATTAAGTTTTACACTGGCTGGCTTTATAGAATCTTTAGCGAAGATTACTTTTCCAGTAGAAGCGTTAGCGGCTTCCTCGAATGCGACGATACGCCCGCTAATAGTGCGAGAGTTAGAATCTGCCGCTGTTATGTTCATTGGTGTAGTGATTTTCATAGAAGTAGATCCTCTTCTTCGCGGATTTCCTCGATCGACATCGCGCCGATTCGATTAAGTATTTCGTAAACTTGCGCGCGCTCGTAAGGATTGCCACGCAAGAAGTCGTCTAGATCGAACTTAACATCTTGTCCTAGTGGAGTGAAATCACTAAGGCTCATTCGTTGCTCGATACATGTCATAAGCGGACGCAGCGAATAATCTACTAACGAACGACGTTCGCTAACTGCATTCGAGTAAGTAAAGCTATTAGGCTCTGCACTTGCGAAATAAGCTGGAAGACCGGCAGCGCGACATAACTCCAGGGCTAAATAACCGCGAGCTTCGTTAAGCTGTAAGTTCTTAGGATCGTAACCGACAGTCTCGATAGATACATCGCCGTTTAAGAATGTAACAGCTTTAGAAGTACGATTCTTAAATGCTGCGACGAGTGCAGCTACACGATCTTTCGGAAGTGCTACGCCAGAGTTCTTTAAGATTGTCTGCGGATTAGGATTGATCGCGAAGTCGTACGCTGTTTTTTCTAACGCGGAAGCTGCGCGGATAGTGCGGCCAGCGCGATTTAAGATTCCTTCGTCGAGTCCAGTAAAGACGACTAATTCGCTTGGATCAATGTAAAGGCCATCGACTGCATAAGCGTCGATCTCTGTTCCGTTGCCGTTAGTCTGAACAGTTACGCGAAGAGGATCGATTCTTTCCATCGCCTGAATGCGACCAGTGTCGGCGTAGCGTTGCATTACACGCGCGTATCCGTAACCATAGAATAGAATGTCTTCTGCTAACCATGACCAGAACGCAGAGCCAGCGATTCGCGGATCTGGCTGATTTATAACTCTTGGCTGTTGCACTCTTTCGCCTGTTGCGATGTTGCGAGTGTGCATCTCGAAAGATCCGAGAGTCGTACAGATTATGTTACGCGCGCGAGCTAATGCTGGGACGCCCATCGCTTCGGTACGAGTAGCGGTCTGATTACCCATAATGTAATAGCCGCCGAGAGAGTTAAGAGTGTTTACAGGGTAAAGCGACTCGGCTGCTTCTATGGTGATCGAAGCTTCTGCGGACGCAGCTTTAACCGTCGGAACGAATAGATCGAATAATCCCATGCCGCAATTCTAGAGAAGCCTTTACATCTATCCGACCATGATGTCAAGATCCATCGGCGGGCGTGTCGCGTAATGCGTGACTAAGGCAGTCGCAACCGTCGCGCAGACAGTCGACTGAGAAGCTCTCCGCCCGATAGTCCACCCACCATCTCCGAACGGAAGTCTCGCAGCTGATAAGATCTGCTTGGATAACTCTGTCTGTTTTGGATCGTGTCGTAATCTCTTCGATGTGATCGCTCCTAACAATTCGTCGCAAGCTTGTCCATACAGTGCGCCGTCGATGTCTGAGATTGGAATCCCAGCGGGAACTAACCGCGCAGCTATAGCCGAAGCCGTTCTCTTAGAATAAGCCACTGTCTCGACTGGATACTGTTTGACATAGGGAGCGATGTCGTTCGCGATCGCTTTATCGTCAAGGTTTATCGGATTATGCCAAGTGTGTAAGAGCTTGACGAAGAATCGCTCGTCGTCGATCTGTTGAGCAGCTACTAACGCAGCGTCGCGACGATTCGGACTTACATCGATTCCCAGCCAAGTTGTCTTCTCTGGATCAAGCTCTAAGCCTTCTTCTCCACACTGATTCCATTCTTCGGCTGGGATAGCAGCTGAGATCGTGGCGACCCAGCGACATAGGACTTCCGTCTTTACGACATCTGGCGGATCGTTAAGAACAGCCCGAATGTTATCGATGTGGACTGTGTGGCCGAGTGCTGGGTTAGCCATCGCCGCACCTTTCCAGAATGCGGGAGTGTCGTCGATCTTCTCGTAGTTC